GTTAGGTTTTGTTAACGACCTTAGACCTGTAACATTCCAATGGAAAAAAGAAAAAGACATTCCAGAAGAAATGAAAGCACACGTTGCTGGCTCTGAAAAGAGAACTATGAATGGCAAACACAACCACGGATTTATTGCTCAAGAAGTTAAAGCTGTAATAGACAATCATAACATGAAAGATGGTTTTGATATGTGGACGGAAGATGGAGCAGACGGAAGACAACGTCTAGGCGATGCTTCTCTTATGCCTATTATGGTTAAAGCACTACAAGAACTATCAGCAAAGAACGATGCTTTAGAAGCACGTCTAACAACCTTAGAAGGATAAACGACAATGGCAGACAGAACAGACGCAGAACTACTACAAGACTTCACAGCAATGGGTCACTCCATATCACTTATTACAGATGTAATAGCTGGCAATAGTATGGCAGGTGAATTAGCCGCAGATAGACAAGGTTGTGTAGACAGAAACACACAACATCTTGAGCTAATGAAAGCTAAGTCAGACTGGGGTAGTGAGTCTATGACAGCTACAACTAATGCAATTACAGCAGGCAATGGATACACTGCATCTTAATGTTATCTAGATTAATTTATATAAGTTTGCTGTTGTTATGTGCGACAGTAAGGGTGGGCTAATGTATCGTGTAGGGATAGTACTTTTTAGTATTGCCTGGACAATAACACGCTCACTTTTTGCTTTAGTGTTTGTTCTATACTTTCTTAGCTGGGTTAATGCTGTTGCTGACAATACTGTGTCGAGCACAGTGGTAACAAACGGAACACCACCAACTGCAAACAGCGGGACAGCTGTGATTTCTAATAATGATATCTGCGCTACAGCTTTAGGGCTTGGAGTTCAGACTGGTAGCTTTGGCATTTCTACAGGCGGCATCCTCATTGAACAAGATTTCTGTATGATACTAAAGCAAAGTAAACTGTTTTACTCATACGGTTTAAAGATACCAGCTGTTACGATTATTGCCCTTAACAGCGCAAAGGCATTTGATTCAATGATAATGTCTGGAGTCCCCCCACCCTTTAAAAATCTTATTGGACAACAGGCCCTAACCGAATGGGAGAAACCAGAGAATTGGTACATGATTCCAGAAGACTCAAAAATACTGGCTAAATGGAAAGCTGAATTGGTTACAAAAAAAATAATCAAAGCAAAAAAAGAACGCCTTATAATGAAACCGATAGTGAGACCCACGAATGTTAAAAAAAGTTGGCCCTTTGCTTTTAGCATCGGCGCTCTTATCTTCTTACTCTAACGCGCAAGATTGCAGCGTTGATGTGGTTGGCCTTTGTACTCCAGGGGTTATTGAAACTATTATAATCGATACTGTTACAACAACAGAAGTAAGTTCAACGGGCCATACAACTACAGACGTAATTACTACAACTACAACCACTGAAACCACAAGCAATGAAGCATCAGTTGATTTGCTTGATAGTAATAATGGTTTTGTAGCACCTAACAAAGACGGGAATCTTACCGTAGATTGGGGCGGCGCTGGTTCTGCAAACACAAGCACTTGCAGTATTTCGACTGATGGAAAGTGCGGTGGTTTAACAAGTTCTAGTTTAACTACCTATAAACAAACTGTTGATATTTCAGACTTATCTTTGCCAGGCAATGGAGGCAAAGTTAACTACGCGATTACAATAAAGAAAGAAGACGCATCAGATTATATCTCTATCCACATAACTGGTAAGGATGGTGGCTCTACAGTATTCGATGGCACTCACATGCTTGCAAACGTAGGAGCAACTACCTCTGCTTCTACGCTTTCAAATGGATTCAATTTTGGTGGCAAATTAACTAATGTTATAATTGAGGTACGAGGAAGAAATCTTGGAGTTGCTTTAAACTATGCACAATTTACTAACGTTGAAGTCCAAGTTTTATATAATTTAATATCAACAATAGTTACTGAACACATCCAAACAATTGAAACTTTCATAGCGTTAGACCTGGGGTTTAATGATACTTTAGTGGAAGATTTTTTTGACAATAATGAGGTCATTGAAAATGATGCCGGAGATATCGTAATCGTACCCGTGGCTGAAGAGCCTGACATGGAAGTCACGGTTGAAACGGTTGAGGCTGAAATTGACTTTCAAATTGAGTTAGATTTAGCTCCAGTTGTTGAAATAGATTTGCCAGGTGTGGAAGCTCCATCAATAGAAACCTCTGAGATTGAAGTAACACAAGAAATTGAGGCAGCCATTGAAGCTGAGCTAGAGGAAGTTGTTGAGGTAGTAGTAAAGCAAGAGACAGAGACTGTTGAGGTTAAGACTGTTGAACCAGAGCCAGAAGTTAAGGTTGTTGTCAAAGCAAAGCCTACCAAAAAACAAATAAAGTCTGCTGCAAAAAAAATAATACAAAAGATTAAACCTAAAGCCAGGTATTCAGTTGAGGGCCAGACTAAAACACTAATCGTTATGAACCTCCTAGCTGATAACAAAAGTTTCTTTGATGAGGGGCGTGCATTCACTCAGACGGATGGCTTTTTCTCAGGAAGTGCAGTCACAAGTCCAGATAACGTGGACAATTTTTTAGCAAATTTGCAGTTTATTGGTTTTAACAACGCGCAAATGGGTGCTCTCATTGACAGTCAGTATGGGAGATAAAGATGGCAGAGGTTGAGTATAAAGGAATTAAGGTAGGTGGTTCCAAGCTACTTCTTATAATACCTTTAGTCGGCACAATAATTGGAGGCTTATACGGAGGCTTCGAAGCTTACCAAAGATATTTGTCAATGGAAAAGAAGATAGCTAATTTTGTGTCTCCCGATTTAAGCCATATTGATAAGCATATTTCCTATGTAGAATCTCAGCTAAAACTTGTTGGAATTGAGTTTGACGCTTTGAAAGACGCTGACGGCTTAATGAATGAGCTTGTGCGTGAGCAAGTTAACTCAATTAAAGCAACAGCTGGGGAGCTACAGACCCAGGTTCACGACTCTAAGATAACTCAAAAGGAAGACTTGTTTGCTTTAAACGCCAGAGTGGACAAGTCAATAGAAGCCCAGAGTGATAAGCTAGAGAAGTCATCGCTGAGTCTTAACCGAGAAGTTGATAAGGTTACATTATCTCTCGAACAGCAAGAAGTACGCAATCGAGAAACAATTTTAGACTCCAACACAACTAGCCGCAACAATGTCAAAACCATACGCGATATAATTAGTGCGTTTGAAATTCGAATGGACGCAAAGATTGACCGCTTAGACACCAAGATTGACCAATTGGAAGCAGATTTAGACAACAAAATAACTAAAGCATTAACCAACCCACTTTTAAATTAGGAGAAAACAATGGCTAATATCATGGACCTCAACCCTCATCTCAGGAAACTAAACAATCCTGTTGCTCCACCTAAACCTAAAAAGGAAGCCGTGGCTCCTGCCCCAAAAAAGCTTCGCCTGGTTAAGAAAAAATGAGTCCAGATTCCCTTGATAAATGGAAGATACTTCCCAGGCTGATGATGATGGTACTTACTATTATGTCATTTCGTGTGGTCGAATGGTTTATGAACCTACCTGACCCCTCAATCCAACAGTCTGGCTTAGTGTCGGTCTGCTTGGGTGCATTAACTGGGTGCTTCGCTGTTTGGATGGGCGGAGAAAGTAAGAGCAACAGTTCTGCTTCAAGCAGTTCTGTTAAAACTGAAACACAAATGAAAGCTTAAAACAGAATGGCAAAACAAGGATTGTATTCAAACATTGCGGCAAAGAAAAAGCGTATTGCCGCTGGTTCTGGAGAGAAAATGCGGAAAGTTGGGGCTAAAGGCGCTCCAGCTAAAGGTGCGTTTAAAGCTGCGGCAAAGACTGCGAAAGAACCAGCAAAGAAAAGGAGAGCATAATGGCAAAATCACAAAAGCATTACCTAAAAAATGGTAATGAGTTCACCGGAAACACACACAAAATGCCTAACGGTTCTTTGCATACAGGTTTAAAACACACAAAAGGCTCTCAAGCTGTTGTGCATTTTAATAAACTTTCAAAAACAGCACAAAAGAAGGCGAGTTAACAAAATGTTTGGAATGTTAAGCTCAATATTAGGTCCGGTCGGCAATCTAGCGTCCTCCTGGATGGATGGGAAAACTGAAGTTCAGAAGGGCAAGACTGCTATCGCCAAGGCCAAGGCAGAAGCTGAAGCCACTGTTATGGTCAGCGCGGCAACCAGCACTGCTGACTGGGAACGGATAATGGCTAAAGGAAGCCAGGACTCATGGAAAGACGAGTGGCTAACAATTTTATTTAGCATCCCTCTTATACTAGCTTTTTGCGGAGACTTTGGACGCATAACTGTAGCAGCAGGGTTCTCAGCGCTAGAGATTATGCCCGACTGGTATCAATACACACTGGGAGTGATTGTTTCTGCGAGCTTCGCCGTAAGGTCAGCAACTAAATTCTTTGGAGGCAAAAAATGAATGAAGACGAGCTAGTTAAACAACTCTATATTGATGAGGGTGTTGTTAAAGAATTGTACTTAGACCATTTAAATTTAAAAACAGGTGGCTGTGGGCATTTAATCTTAAAAGATGAGCCAGAGTATGACCAACCTGTAGGAACGCCAATAAGTGAAGAGCGCGTTAACGAATGGTTTCAAAAAGACTTGAAGAGCGTAATGCTGGACTGCAAGTTACTGTATCGTGATTGGAACGCATTGCCCGAAACGGCTAAATTAATAATTTGCAACATGATGTTTAATATGGGCCGTCCAAGATTATCAAAATTTAAAGGAATGAAAGCTGGAGTTGATGCACGCGATTGGAACCGCGCAGCTGACGAAATGCTGGATTCTCGATGGGCAAAGCAAGTTCCTAATCGAGCCAACAGACTCATCGAGCAGATGAGAAGTATAACTTAGAAAGGAAATAACATGAACTGGATTAAATCTAGGCTATCAGAAGCCAGCAGCTACGCATCAATTGGTATAGGTGTCATGGCTCTGGGGACTATTCTTGGCATAGGTGAGGCTGTTTTTATAGGTCTTGGGTGTGCTGCGTTAGGCTTAATAATCTCAGAAGAGAAAAAAGAAGCTAAGAAAAAGAAGTAGCGCCTTATGGCGCTACTTTATAAATAAGGAAACAAACTGATGAAACTAACATATAGAAGATTAATAATTTTATTATTAGTAGCAAGCTGCGTTACATTATATTTTTTAATTAACGAATTGATTTAATCTTACAATATTCTAATGGCTCTTTCGGAACTGCTTCTAATGCCTATCCAGCCACGTGTTTCAAGTTCTCGAAGTATTCGGTGTATTCCACCTACTGAACTAACCTTCCTAAGACACTGTTTACCGTCCAGCTCTCCGTTTGCAACCTCTCGCAACGTTGGAAAAACTTCATGAACCTTGTCAAACATAATAAGAAAGTTAAAAACTTGTCTTTGTCTATGAGTTAACCCCATCTTTTCTACACTATTGTTTTTCATCTTGCACGCCTTCCTTCTCTTCAGCCACTGATAAAACCTTATTCATCTGTGTCCTTTTTAAACGCAATTGCTCTCTTGAGTTTTCGTCTAGCCTTGACAGCGATGGCTCGTTAACTTCCTCAAGATTTTTAAGTTTAGTTCGTCGAGCTGCTGGAGTAATTTTCTCAGCCTTATACACCTTTCCTTGCAACACAGAATATGTGTCAACAAACTCTAATTCATCCCGAAGGTGTTTTGGTTCTTTGCCAGGTATGTACAGTATATAATGAGTTGGGCGCATTGGGTTGATGAACTCAACTTCTTTTTCTGGAGCAGTTTTAGGCTCGTTAAGGGCATCTAGAATCTCAGTGGCAGTTTGAGCACCAACAATTGATGGCGGCTTCTCAGGAGCTAAGCTTGGGACTCCAGTGGCCTTATCAGGGAAGTCATGTGCCTCCTCAGTCGTAATCAACCCCTTTATCGCATCAGGGAAGCTGTCTCGAAGACCAAAACCACGCGCTCTAAGTTTTAACATCCGTTGAGGATACAGCTGCCAAGGGCCAGACTTGCCCAAAAGACCAGCCCGCTTAGCTTCATCTATTGAGAAGGTTGAGGTGGTAGTCTCAATCTCTCCACCAGCCATTTCCCTTTTTATCTCACAGATTGCTGTGTCGCCCTCAATTACTTCCTTAATTCCTCTAAAAGCTGGATGAGCTTTTACCAGGGCGAGCATAGAGTCTCCCCATATCGAAGGTTTCCCGTTTATTACGGAGATATTCTGCAAAGCTTGCATTGGTGCTAATCCAAGTTCATAGCCCCACTGTATAGCAACCAAGACATTCGCTGGTTTACCCTGGAAGTTAGCTGGAACCATTCCTGACTTTGAAAGGACCTCGGCAAAGGCCATAGCCTCAGTTAAGTTAGTTGGTTCTAATACTGATATCTTATTCATAACTAATTTCCTTAATGCTAAAGCTATGGCTTTCTACTTTATCGCCAGTGTCTACGTACTCTTTCTTATTTTTAAGAACAGTTTTGGAAACAATCTTAAACCCAGGGAGTTTAGCAGCTTCAATATCTAAGCTGTCTAGGACATCGACCAACTTATTTTTTAAACCATCTTTAACTTTTTTCCAAGAGTTTGCTTCAGAATTAGCTTTTAAATAGTCTGAGCACATCATTGCTACATCAGCATGAGATTTTGGTAAAACTTCAACTAAGTCTAGAAACTCAGGTTCGTTTTTAGATAAATCAAGTGGTGGATAGTCACCATCCATTTCAACTAATTCCCAGAACTCTTTATAACAATCTTTAAGCAGCTCATTAAACTTAGAGTTGGACTCAACAGGATAATAGTGAAGCTTTCCCTTCTGCGACATGCAAATTATTATCGCCCATTTGTGACCTGTACACAGCATCTGGTGTGCAACTTGTATCACCCACTCAGGTTTGACTTTTGAGTTGTGATAGAAGTCAGTTTTTATTTCACAAATTCCTTCGCCCTCTAAAACAAAATCGTCACCAGTACCTTGCAGACGAAGCGGAGACTCTAGCTCAATTATCCTATCGACGCTCGATGCTATTCCTAACTCCTTAACTTGGTAAGATTTGACTGGCTCCCACATTTTGACAGTAACGCCATGAATTTCTAAAATTTCCTCTGCTGCCCACGGCGCTATTGAATGTTCCAGGTGCGTCCCTCGACGAAGAGCATTTTCTGAAAAGACTTTCTCGCCTATTTCCTCAACTCCAGCTCTCGCTCTTTTATGCCTCTCAAGGACCTCTTGCCTAGTATGGTAACTATTCTTTTGAAGCACTATTGCGCTGGCTTCGGAAGACCCAATCTCTTTTCCGGTGATAGTAAGCTTCGGCATTACAACACCCCGCCGTTCGAGATAAAGCAGCTGTCGAGCAATGCACAAGCGCCCCAAGAAAGTGCAAGTATTTGAGCAAATAAAACGACCAATAATACCAGTTCCCAGACAGCTTTAAAATCGAAGTTTCCGTAAGTATCTGAAAAGTAACGTTTATACAGTATGGACTGTACAGACTGTACAGACTGTACTGTCAGTACTGGCATACAGTACGTACTAAGATAATATATATTATCGGACAACCGTTTATATAATCGTATGGTCTTTTTTAACATTGTTCTATCCTTTTCAACAACTTGCGGTCCCTACTTAAAGTTAGAGCGCTATGACTTTTTCCGTATAGATACCTTACCACTTCCCAAAGATACCATACTATGATTTGCCTCTTTAAAGTTTACTCAAATCTTCTCTACTTCCGAGCGCATCGTGACCATTTGTTTCAGTCCAACCCCTATGTGTAAAGCTGCCAAATTCAGCTCCACGAACTCTAGGGTCAGATGGTCTCATATTCGCACAATCTGAGTTAGCTTTTAGGATGCTAGTTTGTATTGCCCACATCTTCTGTGGATGTGTTAGACCTTCTTTACAGCGATTATCAAAAATTACCCTACGCATTTCTGAAACCAGGTCCTCTAATATTTTAAGAGCCTGAGTTGCGTGCGTTGGATGCCACATTTGGATGTCAATTCTGCGTTTAAACCGAATGGAACCACCTTGAATTGCTTGAAGGGTTGAGTTCGTCCGTGCTCTCGCTTTTGATGACTTGTACATTTGTTATTCACTCCTTGTTCATTTAATTTAACGTTATAAATCTTTATTACAATACAATTTTAGGGAACTTTAAAACCAACTTAGTTGGCATAATCAACGGTTTAAACTTCCTTATAAAACTCATCAGTTCCTGAGAAAGCAACGAATTCAGTCTCATAATTGATAAAGCTATGCATTGTCATTAGTCGAGATAAAGACTCCAGTGAGGCTCTTTGAGTTTCTTGATGAAGGTTCCTATAGTACTTGTTTACTGTACTTAGCTTCGCACAGTAATGAAGTTTGCCATCAAGTTTTTCTTCTTCAATATAACCAAAACCTACAGATTCTTTTAGCATTTTCCTCGTGGCTTCTTTGCTAGTTTTAGATACCTCGCTCAGTTGGTTCACGGAAACAACTTTGTTGTCTAGCCAGGCGAGTGTTAAGCAACACCACGCTGCGAATCTTAATGAAGTTGAGTTCCAATATGTGATTTCAGCATCATTAATGGTAGTGATTCTCTCTAGGTTCTTTATTAAATCAGCTTTGATAAAATCCATTCTTAAGGACTCTTGGAAGAAAACAGGAACTTTACCGTCTTCACTTTGGTAGTGCTTACATCTGTTTTCAAAGCTTTCAGCTGTGAATTTAAAAGCGTTTTCGATTGCTGGTCCGTCAGCTGCTTTAAATACGTTTGCTACTTCCTTTGCTCTTTCAATATCCACTGGCTCTGGGCAATGAACTGCGACCCCATCGTTATTATTATCAAACAAATATTCTGTTGCATCAAAGGATGAACGCTCAATATTCTGCTCTGTAAAGTTATTCCTTTTCTCCATCTCTGTCTCTCTTCCATATGTTGTACGTGTTTAAAACCGACTGAGACCACCAATGCATTTTCTTGCCTGGACTATCTACCTTTGCTTTTAGTCTTCCTGGGCTTGGGACATCCAGTTTGTTAAACTCCATGCTAATTGCCGCCCATGTCATCCCTCTGTCACGCATTTCTTGTATAACAGGACCAACCCTAGCTGCTCGAGCCTTTGCTTTAGCTCTATGTGATTCAGCAGCTTTGGGTGTGGCTTGCTCAATGATGTTTTCATTTCCCATTGAGGTACGAACTTTTCCAGCCTTAGTGGTCCATCTCCCCTTCTCTTCTAGTTCTTTCTTAACCCTAGAAAAGCCCGCAGCTGTTCTGGTACGTATTTTATCACGCTCCATTTCTGCAAGCATAGCGTCCAGCGCAATCGAGCTGCGTGTAATGTGAGGGTTAGTCACGATTTCAAATTTAACCTCACCCCTATCAACTTCTTCTTCTAGGAAACGTAGACTTTCCCAGACACGTCTAGAGAGCCTATCTAAGCTGTAAACTATAAGAGTTGCCTTGCTTTCTTTACAGTAAGCAATAGCATCTTGAAGGCCCTGGCGTTTAATCCAAGCCTCACCCGATGATACACCTTGGTCGGCAAACCATTCAACTTGATGCTCTCCTCCGTTAAGGTATTCTTTAATTTTGTGCTCCTGCATCTGTATAGTTTGGTCGTCGGTACTGACACGCATGTAAGCAGCGTACTTACCATATCGCGGTTTTGGTGGGTCTGTTCGTTCACCTAACATAATTGTAATTCCTTTCTTTTCTGTTTGTACAGTGCCTTTAACTGCGTGATATTCGCACTGCGTTCATGTGGTGTTCATGACAGATATGGTATCTTTACAGAATTGCAAGACTATTTTCCGTGTTCACATCTTTTTCATCTATTATTAGTGATATCTCTGAGCTATCTGTTGTAAAGAAACCATAACAGAGTTCAAAAAAATGTCAGTAGTTACCTTATTTTGTAGAATATCACCCGAAGTAAAAGAGGCTTTAGAAGATAGAGCCAGAGCTGAAAGACGGCATGTTAACGTTACGTTAGACATACTTCTCAAGAAGGTCTTGGGCGTTGGAGATGATGAGACCTTTTTGATGGCGGTAAGGGATAAAGATGCAAAAGTTTAGCAAATTTAAGAATAAGAAAGTTGTCTTGGACGGTTACAAGTTCGACAGCCAGGCAGAGGCTAAGCATTATTGGTTTACGTTAAAGCCTCAGTTTGAAGCAAGAGAAATAACACATTTAGAGCTGCAACCAAGGATACGGTGCGAGATAAATGGATATAAAATCTGCGATTACCTAGCTGATTTCAGATACATAAACAAAAACATAGAAGGCAGAAATGGGGCGACAGGATGTACGGTAGTGGAGGACGTGAAAGGGTACAAAACGGACGTGTATCGGTTAAAGAAGAAATTAGTAGAGGCCTTATACCTGGGCGTAAAGATTATAGAAATAAATCCGGCATCCTATCGCCAGCTCAAGTTGCCAGAGCAGTAGCGGATTTCGTGGAAATCGATATCAATGTATTGCTAGGTTACTCCAGAAGTAAAAGCTTGGTTAAATGGAGGCACCTTACATATCTTATTGCTTATGAACTGACTGGTCAAAGCCTCACTGAACTAGGTGACAGGTTTAACCGAGACCATACAAGCATTCTAAATGGTAAAAGAAATGCGCGTCGTTTACTTGAAAACCCTGAGTACTTTTCTCATTACCAGGCAATAAAAGCCTTATTTTGACCAACGCGTATAGATATCAGACTAAGAGCTATGGAACTAGCTTCGGGGCAAAGTTAGCCCAGGGTGAAGCGTTCGAGAAGAAGGTAGTAAGTTATCTAAACAAGCAAGCAAATATAGACGCATGGAAAAGCAGCAGTATCGTACATGACATACAGTTCACAGTAGAAGTCCCTTTGATTGGCAGCCTTGCCTTCTCAGCTGAATGTAAGTGGGATGACAGAGCATACTCAAGCAACAACCTGGCAATCCAAACATGGGACAATGGCAAACCATCCGGCGTACATCCAGAAGGACCAAACCCTGACCTATGGGTTCACGGTGTAGCTAATGACGTTTGGTTTATTAAAACATCAATTCTCAGAAGTATAATCACCATGCACAGACAATCCTGGGGAGGCAAAACCATAAAGATGGGAGACCAGGGAGCCGGAGCACAAGGTGTTCTAATGCCAGTCGCAACAGCCAGGAACATAAAGGGTGGAACATGGGTGACTATAAATGCTTAACGTATCCAAAGTAGCACCTCCAATAGTATGCGTGAATTGTGACGGTAAAGGCTGGACCTTGGAGGCTAATCCTTACAGCGAAGGTGACGTAAACTGGGAAGAATGCTTTGTGTGTAACGGACTAGGTAGAACACATTCGCATGAACCAGAAGTACAAGTTCTAGAGTTAAGGTGGCCCCATAATGTTAAAGACTAAGATGGCGCCAGACCCGCTGCGAGATGCACCAGAAGGCCACGGCGACCACCAAGCACCAGGTGAAAGAACAATGATGCCATCACGCGCTATCGTAGACAACAGGTTCAATAGGTTCCCAATGGCACTGCGTACACTCGCACTGTGTTGTGGCCACGCATCAGGATATAACGCACAGTTCTACGTCAACCAATCAACCATGTCAGTCATCATGGAATGCTCACAACAATCAGTATCAAAGCACATGAGAAACCTCGTAAGGTTCGGATACCTAGAGAAGATAAGAAAGGAAGACCCACGTAAAACATGGGGGTCACAAGGAGCATTATGGAGAGTCATATTCAACCCATCAATGAGCAACGAAGACTGCCTAAACTCAGCCCCAGTAACCGAAGAACAAGAGCATATAAGAGCAGAAGAAACAGTCAGACTAGCCTCAATAGGACCCAAAGGACACACCAATAAGCCTGTGGATAACTTATCTTCCTACAACCTGGGGGTTGTAAACCCCTACAACCTGGAGGTTGTGCATAACACTCTATCTAAAGAAGTAAGTAAGAATATAAATGAAGATGAATGTAAAAGAATGTGCAACGACTACGGCCAGCTAATCGTCGAGGTGCATGGTCAACCTTGGAGGTACGACATCAGGCAGCTGCTGTTGGCAAGGACAATACTAGAACGCATGAGCAACGCTGAGTTCCTTGCTGATGCAAAGGCTACACTCACATGGATGAAGAAGGCCAACCGTAAGCCAGCGCTTAGCTTACAGTACTTCATAAGCAAGTATACTAAGACCGCTAAGCCTAAAGACCATCGGGCAATACTCGCTCAAGTCACAGCTAGAATGAACATGAGGAGATGATTGTAAAGAAACCAGACGCTGGTATGATATCTATACACCTAGCCAGCGAGGGTATACGATAACGTTAAAAAAAAGGGGGCCTTACCCCCTCCCCCCCCCATAACGTTAATAGGGAGGTCACTTAGAAATATTTTATAGAAACCCAGAAAAGGAAATAAAATGAATTACAATGTTAGTCAGGCGAGAGAAGGCAAAGAAGGAAAGACTTATTGGATGAAGTTAGGATATGCGTTTGAGAAAGAGGGCAAGATTAGTTCTATAAAACTAGATGCGTTGCCTTTGCCTAATGAGAAGGGTGAGGTTTGGTTAAATCTATTTCCTGATGACCGTGAGAGAACTGGTGTTGCTGCTGTTGGTGGCGGGGCTCCGTGGCCTTCTAAGGAAGTTAAGATAGACGACGAGATACCGTTTTAGATGGCTGGCAAGCGTCAGAGCGTTCCCAAGGCTGAGCCTTTTGCTTTGGGGCGTATTAACCGTCGGTTACGTGGCTCTAAGATAATCTATGAGCACCGTGATGAGCTGGCTATGGAATTGATGGCGTTGGGCAGTAGTAAGATTACTGATGTTATTGATTGGGATGCTGATGGGAACGTTAAGGTCAAGCCTATAGATAAGATACCTGAGAGTGCTTTGTCTGCGATTAAGAAGATTAAGGTTACTCCTACGTCTAGGGGAGATATTTTGGAGGTTGAGATGGTTGATAAGGTTCGTGTATTGCAGCTTTTAGCTAAGTCTGCGGGTTTATTGGACAATGAGAAGGAGATAGATAAGCCTTCTGTTGTTTCGATAGAGATGGTTATGCCTGGCGAGGAGAAGAAGGATGGATAATTTAATCAAAGAGGGTTGGGTTTTTAACTCTAAGCACCTAGCTCTGGAGTTTCGCGAACTTTTCCCAGGTGGGTTATGCCATTATGAAATTTACCTAGAGGATATTAACAGCACTTCACAGATGCTTGATTGGATATTTCATATACACGATAAAAATGAAATACACGCCCATGAGCTGGTTACTGCGTTTCGGGAAATATTTAACCCTTGCGCTAACTGCTGTTCTTTCGGTGAGGAATTAAAGTTTAGTGGAGCTGAGCTTGCTAGAAGATTTGCTAAACAGGAGAAAAAGGATGGTTAAGGGTCAAGCCGGATTAAAGCTTAACTTCTCCAGCTCTCCTACTGTGGCGAAGTTCTTTAACAGTAAAGCATTTGTCAGGGGATTAATGGGGCCTGTTGGTTCTGGTAAGTCTTATGCCTGTTGTGCTGAGATATTTCGCCGTTCTGTACAGCAAAAGCCTAGTCCCAGGGACGGAATTAAGTATTCCAGGTGGGCAATTGTGCGAAATACCCACCCGATGCTGCGAACAACTACGCTTAAAACCTGGTTAGAGCTACTTCCTGAGAATATTTGGGGTCCGGTTAAGTATTCTCCGCCCATAACGCATCATATCAAGCTACCGCCCAGAGATGGGGCCTCTGGAATTGACATGGAAGTTATATTCTTAGCCCTAGATGAGCCTAAAGACGTTAGAAAACTGCTGTCTTTGGAGCTTACTGGTGCCTGGGTTAACGAATGTCGGGAGCTTCCCAAGGCAATTGTGGACGGATTAACCCACCGTGTTGGTAGATATCCAAGCAGACAAGATGGTGGACCTACCTGGCACGGCATTATCTTGGACACCAATAGCATGGATGACGACCACTGGTATTACAAAGTTTCTGAAAAAGAAAAGCCTGGTGGTAGGTTTCCGTGGGAGTTTTTTAAGCAGCCTGGTGGGGTTTTAGAGGTTGGCTTAGAGGAATTGCCGGAGGATATGCCCGAAGCACAAGGATATATCTTTCAAGCTGGTAAATGGTTTAAGACTAATCAAAAAGCAGAGAACCTGTCTAATCTGCCTGACGGATATTACGAGCAGCTCCTGGGCGGTAAGAATTTAGACTGGATTAGGTGCTATGCAGAGGGCAAATACACGTTTGTCCAAGAGGGTCGACCTCTCTGGCCGGAATATAACGATGAGTTAATGTGTACCGACTTAGAGCCGGACCCCAATATACCGTTACAGATAGGCTTGGACTTTGGATTAACACCCGCAGCTGTGTTTGCTCAGCGAATGAAAAACAACACCTGGCATATTCTCCATGAACTTGTAACTCAGGATATGGGCCTGGAAAGATTTTGCTCAATGCTTAAATCAGAGCTTGAAAGCAGATTTCCTCGATTTGAAACCAGTGTCTGGGGCGACCCTGCTGGTATGTCACGAGATCAGATTTACGAGACAACCTCATTTGACCATCTTAAAACTCACGGCATCCTAGCCAGGCCGACTGCAACAAACGAATTTAGAACCAGAAGAGAAGCAGCTGCTATTCCAATGGGTAGGCTTATCGATGGTAAACCTGGCTTTCTTATCGATAGAAAATGCATGAGATTACGAAAAAGCTTAAACGGTGGCTATCATTTTAGAAGAATTGCAATGGGCGCTGGTCAAGAACGCTTTAAGGACTCACCAAATAAAAATGAACACTCCCACGTTGGCGATGCTCTGGGATATTGCTTGCTAGGCAGTGAGCACAACATCATGACACGCAGCCCGTCTAGAAGTCGCAATTCAGTTTCTCAAGCAAAGGTATTAGATTTTGACGTATTCGGTTAGAACTTTAAACGATGTTTTAAAAGTTAATTATCCTGATGATAAATTAATAGATTTTAAACTTTATCACTACGAACACCTAGAGCTAAACAAGTTTGACCTTAAAAACTTAAAGGATTTCCCAGATTATCGCAGCCACTTCGCCAGCTTTGCAGAACAAGGGCTTGCTTATACCATAATTATCTCCGGTAAAATCTCAGGTGTGTTTGGAGTTTTTGAGCTTTGGCCTGGCGTTTATGAATTCTGGATGGTGCCAGGCAGAGATTTAAAGAAGAATACCATTCCATTTCATCGGCGTGCCTTGCAGTTTTTTGACTACTTTTGGGAGAATACTAGGCCAAATCGGGTACAGTTCACAGTGTGTTCACTGAATTTACACGCTGACAGGTGGGCTAAACGATGTTATTTTGAGCGCGAGGCAGTTTTAAGGAAGTATGGACCGGATGGTTCAGATTATTACATGTACGCAAGGATTGAATAATGTCTGGAATTGTAAAAAAACTAAAACCTAAACGTAGGCCGATTGACCCAAGTGTTAACCAACGTATTTCTGAAAACGAGGCAGCGGCTAAAGCTGAATCTGACAAAAGAAACGCGGGCCTTCAAGAACGTTTAAGTCGTCGAGCTAAAGGTGGACGAAAATTACTTATGGATTCAACAGTTACTGACCCATTTGGTGAAGGTCGATTGACACTAAAGCGTTCACTTGGCGCGGGAAGAAACCCTAGAGGATAGTATGAAGCAATATTTAAGAAACCCTAAACACAGAGAGCACCAAGAAGATGAAAAAAGCCAGCGCGGTCAAAAAGCCACTAAAGACAAAAATGACATCGAAGAGCGCACCGATGAAGGCGGCGATTAAGAAATATACGTCTAAGAAAAAAGGTTACTAAATGGTCCTTTCTGTCCAGGCATTAAAAAGCAGATATAAAAAAGCAGCTGCTCACAAAGAACAGTGGCGAAATATTTATGAGGAGGCATACGAGTTTGCTCTCCCTATGCGTAATTTGTACGATGGTTACGCTGACAGTGTCCCTGGTCAGAACAAAATGCGAAGGGTCTTCGACTCAACAGCAATAAATTCTACTTCTAGGTTTGCCAATAAAATTCAATCCAGCTTATTTCCACCGCAACGTAGCTGGTGCCGCTTGGTTCCTGGCAACGAAATCCCCGATGAAAAGAAAATTGATATTCAAAAAGTGCTGGATATGTACACCGAAAAAATGTTTGGGGTTATGGCACAATCAGGTTTTGACCTGGCAATGGGTGAGTTCTTGTTAGACCTAGCTGTTGGTACAGCTGTACTAATGATTAGCCCTGGGGATGAGATTACTCCAATTAGATACACTGCTATTCCCAGCTATCACATAACCTTTGACGAAGGTCCAAATGGTACAGTTGATACGGTTTACCGTGAGTTAAAAAGACCTTTTAAGGTATTAGAGGTTGAGTTTCCTGGCATAGTAATCCCTACGGAGTTAGCTGCACGCTACGCTGAAGACCCGACAAAAGAGATTGAGCTGCTTGAGGCGACTTACACAGAAAAAAATTATATTCACTACTGCATTATGACCAAAGAAGGTGACGATAAGCTTCTGTCAAAAGAACTAAACTCATTTCCTTGGGTTATCTCCAGGTATATGAAAGCATCAAATGAAAGATACGGTCGTGGGCCTGTTCTCTACGCCCTGCCCGACATTAAGACATTAAACAAAGTTGTTGAATTAACACTAAAAAATGCCAGCATCAGTATCGGCGGTGTCTTTACTGCGGTTGATGACGGGGTTTTAAACCCGCAAGCAATATCCATTGTACCTGGCGCTATAATTGGTGTCTCCTCAAACGGTGGGCCTCGAGGTCCCTCCCTTCAACCTCTCCCACGTAGTGGAGATGCCAATACCTCGCAAATACTTACTAATGATTTGCGAATGCAGATAAAACAAACGCTGCTAGATACCTCGCTACCGCCAGATAATATGTCAGCCAGGTCAGCAACAGAGATTGTTGAACGCATGAAAGAGCTGTCTCAGAATATGGGTGCAGCATTTGGTCGTTTGATTTCAGAAACAATGTTTCCAATTGTTAGACGTACACTTGAGCTTATGGACGAAATGGGAATGATAGATTTACCGTTAAAAGTCAACGGATTGCAGGTCAACGTTACACCAATATCACCTTTGGCAATGGCCTCAAATATGGATAAGATTAACGAGGTAATGCAATTTATGCAGATTTCTCAGGCTCTTGGTCCAGTAGGACAGACGCTTATTAAAATGGATGCAGTCGGTGATTACATTGCCGACCAGCTAGGAATTCCAGCATCACTTCGAACTACGCAAGAAGAACGCCAGGCAATGCAAGAACAAATGGCTGCACAAGCTGAAGCTATGATGGCTGCTCAAATGCAAGGGGCTGGCGAGGCTGCTCCAGGTCAAGGACCATCCGCTCAAGCACAAGGAGGTGCTCCAGTATGAACCAAGCCGACCGAATTAGAAGTATAAACGATGTCGGTTGGGACGGAGTAGACGCTACCCCTGCCCTTAAATTTGAGAATAAAGACTTGCAACAGGAATTAGATTTTCTTTTCTCAAGAACCTTCTCAACCGAAGCAGGGGAAAAAGTCTTAAACCATTTAATAAACATTACGATTGACCAGCCCTCTTGGGTGCCTGGGGCAGACTCAAGCTTTGGATTTAGCCGCGAGGGTCAAAATAGTTTAGTCAGAGAAATCAAGCAGAGGATAAAAAGAGCACATGAACGCACAAGCTGAGACAAAAGAAGCCGAAGCAACAACCGCAATGCCTAACGGGCTAATGGGGTCAGTTGCTGGAAGTGAACAGATTGTTGAAGACGAAGCAGAAGTTGTTGTTCCTCACTTAGACCCAGAGGCAGAAGAGGTTGTAGAAACAAAAGAAGCCCTAGAAAGACCAGATTGGTTTCCTGAGAAATTCTGGAATGAGGATGGTTTTGAGCTAGAGAAAATGACTAAAAGCTATGAGGAATTAGAAAAAGCGTTTACCCAAGGCAAGCATAAGGCCCCAGAAAAGTTTGATACTAAGGTTCTAGACGATGCTGGGTTTTCAAATGAAGACCCAATTGTTGATGCTTATTTGGGTTGGGCTAAGAAATTTGGACTTAATCAGGTGGCCTTCGACGAACTTGCGACCAGCATTGCTAGTATAGGCGGCGAAACTAACCAGCAAATTCAGAATGATTACGAAACTGAGCTTAAATCTCTAGGTAAAAATGCAAACGAAATCATTCAAAGCAATGTAAATTGGTCTGATGGTCTGCTTCGCAAGGGTGTAATAACAGATGCTCAGCGTGAGGAAATGAACTCTTGGGGAGGCACAGCTGAAGGGCAACGATTATTGCAGACAGTTCGGTCTCTAACTGGTGACATGACCCCATTACCAAATATTGCTGTATCTGAAGCTGCGATGACAGATTCTGATTTCCAAGATGAAATAGATACTATGATGGCAGACCCTCGTTACGGTTCAGATGCAAAATTCAGCAATGATGTTGCCCGTAAAATATACAAAAGGCGTGGCGAAAGTTTCCCTGGTTAAAATTATAGTATGGTATCTTTACAGAATAAGTTTTTTGCTGTACAGGTTTAAGTAACTGATAACCCTAAAGGCCAGTGTTGAATGATTTCCGCCAGGCCGGAGTTCCTCCGATAACCAGGGCAAACCCTTTTAATTTTTTTATGGAGAAGTAATATGAGTACAGGACTCAGTACAGCTTTTGTCCAGTTATTTGATTCTGAAGTAAAGCAGGCTTATCAAGCCACGTCTAAACTTCAAGGTTTATGCCGGATGAGAACAGGCGTTGTGGGAAGCCAAGTAAATTTCCCAAGTGTTGGTAAAGGAAGTGCAACAGTTCGCACCCCTCAAACCGATGTAGTGCCATTAAACACAGCTTTTGCAACAGTATCTGCCACAATGGTTGATTACATTGCTGCTGAATATTCAGATGTGTTTAATCAAGCAAAAGTTAACTTTGATGAAAGACGCGAGCTAGCCGAATTAGTTGGTAATGCAATCGGTCGTCGTCAGGACCAAGTAATCCTTGATGCTTTGGCAGCAGCAACCGCTGGTGCAACAATTGCAAATAATGTTGTAACATCAGGCAGTGCAGCTGCTGGAGATTTGAACGTAGGTAAAATTATTGCCGCAGCGAAAGCTCTTAACGTAGCAAACGTGCCAGCTAGTGACCGACATATGGTTATCCACGCATCAGGTTTAGCATCTCTACTTGGTGATGAGAGAGCAGTAAGCGCAGATTATGCGTCTATAAAAGCTTTAACTCAAGGTGGCGGAAATGTTGGAAGCTTCATGGGTTTCACAATCCATGTTGTTGGCGACATGGACGAAGGCGGTCTTGGAATAGACAGCTCATCTGACAGAACAAACTTCGCGTTTCACAAACACGCGCTGGGCTGTGGTGTTGGAATTGCTCCATCAACAAAAATCGATTGGATACCTGAGAAAACCTCGTACCTAATCGCTTCAACCATGTCTATGGGAGCAGTAGCAATTGATGCCGCTGGTATCATCGACATAACAACAAGGGAGTAAATAGCATGGCTTTTGCAAGAGCGGGATTAAACCCAATTGGAGGTCAGTCTAAAAAAGGCTCGGCTCCACAGATGTTCTCATATGCTACAGCAGACACTATTGCGACTGTTAACACAGCTGGATATTTCAACCTAATTTCTGCTGAAGTGGAGGTTGGAGATTTAATATTCTGTAACACTTCTACTGGCGGAACTTATGTTGCTGCTCTGGTTTATGTTTTGACTAACGCTTCTGGTGTAGTCGATGTCACAGACGGAACGGTCCTCGCAAATACTGATGGGGATTAAATAACTTAAAGTCGGGGCGGTTCGCCGCCCCTTCTTCAACCTTGTGGAGTAGAGTATGGCAGCTGGTGATAGTAGTGTTGGGATTTGTAACAAAGCGTTATTACTTCTCGGAGCAGAACCAATTACCAGTTTTGCAGATGGCTCCGCAGCTGGTGCAGCATGTAGCACAATTTACAATGAAATCTCTCTCACCACTCAAGGGATGTACCATTGGTCATTTACATTAAAAAAAGCAAATTTAAGTCGAGGAACTTTAACTCCTAATTCTGAGTGGACTTACGAATACAATCTTCCAAGCGATATGCTAAACGGCGTTCCTAGAGCGGTCAGGACTTCTTCCGCAGCTGGTGCGAACTTATATAAGAATTGGGAAATTGGTCAAAGTCAAAATGGCTCAACAGTTTTGTTTACTGAAGCAGCCGATATATTCATAGATTATCAAAAGGCAGTTGCTGAAGGGCGGATGCCCACATATTTCGTAACTCTTTTGACGTATCAGTTAGCCTGGCATTTAGCCGAGGTTATAACTGACCAGACAACAAAGACAGATTATTGGAGAGCAGTTGCCTTGGGTACACCAGGCGATAATCAGCGAGGTGGTTTTTTCCGACAGGCATGTTCTATCGATAGCTCCGGTCAAACTCCAACTGTAATTTCGGATTATTTGCTGGTGGACGTTAGATGAGTAGAGTCCAGCAATATCAATCTGGATTTACTGTAGGAGAACTCGACCCCCTACTCCAAGGTAGAATCGACTTAGAACAATATTACCAGTCTGTGGCTATAGCTGATAATGTTTTATTTGAGCCGCAAGGCGGTGTTTCTCGTCGCCCTGGCCTAAAGTTTGTGTTTGACGCTACAGCTGACAACGCAGCAAACGGATGCGTTTTAATACCTTTTGAATTCTCCACAACTCAAAACCTAATGATTTTAGCGTCAGTTTTTAATACTGCGTCAACAATTCGGTTTCGGTTTTTTGTTAATGGGGTCGTACAGACAAATATAAACGGTTCGGGAAACGCATACTTAGACCGCACAGTAGGAACTCTTTATTCTGTTTCAGCAATTGATATCGACAAACTATATTATACACAAAACAGTGACACTATAATTTTTGCAAATGAAAACTTTGTTCCTTTCAAGATTACGAGGGGAGCAAACAATTCAACCTGGTCAACAGCAACAATAGATTTCACGACTAATCCTGATAAAACTACTCCGTACACTGTTTTTACTGAAGCGGTTAGTCAACCTAATGCAACACTAACTCCGTCAGCTGTCTCTGGTGCAATAACGCTAACTGCTTCCGCTAGTGTCTTTGGCAGTGTAACAACAGGTCAAAGAATTCAAAGCTACACGGGTTTTGGTCGAGCAAAAATAATTTCAGTCACAAGCGCTACTGTTGTAACTGCTATAACAGAAGTTCCTTTTTACAGCACAGGAGCTATTGCCGCAAATAGCTGGGATTTAATCCAAGGTTATGAACCAGCGTGGTCTGCTACTCGAGGCTGGCCCAGAACTTGCACATTCCATGAAGGCCGCCTCTACTTTGGAGGGTCGGCACAGCTGCCCTCCACCCTTTTTGGCAGCAAGGTTAGCAGTTATTTTAACTTTAACGTAGCAGAAGGTCTGGATGATGACGCAATTTTTGTCACATTAGCAACTGATACTGTAAATGCTATTACCGCCCTGCGTTCTGGAAGAGACTTGCAGATATTCACAACTGGTGGCGAGTTCTTTATTCCCCAAGCAAACCTTGACCCAATAACACCGTCCAACATTGTAGTTAAATCAACAACAAAGCGCGGTTCAAAATACGGAATCCGTCCACAGGGAGCTGAAGGTGGTACACTATTCATCCAGCGCCAGGGCAAAACTTTACGTGAAATGGTTTTTTCAGATACAGAAATATCCTATGTGGCGAACAACATATCTTTACTGTCCTCCCACTTGATTGTTGACCCACAAAGGATGGCCCTGCGGCCCGCGACTGACACCACAGAAGGGGACCTCCTCCTCCTCGTCAATGGTTTGGACTCAACTGGCTACAGGGCCGCATCTACTGGCTATAAAGGCACCATTGCCGCTTTCATGCTAAACAAGGGCCAGCAGATTGTTGCACCCTCCTCCTGGACCACTGACGGAGATTTTATAGATGTCGGTGTAGACCTGGACCAGATTTATACAGTTGTGAAAAGAACCATAGGCGGAGCTGCAAAATACTACGTTGAAATTTTTGACGATGACAGAACGACAGATAGTGCAATTCAATATTATGCAAACCCTTTAGCTCCCGACCAGGCGAAGCCCTCAAACACAACAGCTGGCGGATTGGCTCATCTTAACGGTGAAGTAGTAAAAATTATTAGAGATGATATTGTTGATGCTGATTTTACTGTGTCTGGTGGTAATGCAACCCTTGGCGGTGTGCCATCTGTGTACGCAGAAGTCGGGCTAAATTATACGGTGACATTGAAAACGCAACCTTTTGAGCCTCGACTGCCTTCTGGAACTGTCTCTTCTCAGAAAAGACGCATCCTAGAAGTAACGCCCAGGTTGTATCGGTCTCAGAATATTACAATCAATTCTAGGAACATACCTTTGCAAACGCTGCCTATAAGTGGGCTAGGCAAAGTTCCGACATTCACCGGACTAAAGAAAACACAAGGGTTTTTGGGATACACTAGAGATGCCCAAATAACCATTAGCCAGGACCAACCAGTATTTTTTACTGTTTTAAGTCTCGATTATAAAGTGAGCGTATAAATGACAGCAATTATATCAACAGTTGGCACAATGGCCGCATCAATTTTGCAAGGCAATGCCGAGTCTGAGCAATATATTGCCCAAGCTGAGCAAGCAAAAGTTCAAAGCCGAGTGTCTGCGCTTAATTATACCTTAGAAAGTAACGCGATTAAGGAAAGAGTGATAGCAAACTTAGCCTCAAGCACCGCACGGGCAGCAGCTGGTGGACTATCTCCATTCCAGTCTGGCTCAAGCAATCACTACCTTGACCTTGCCAGCCTCTCTGGTGCGATGAGAGACAGTAGGATATCTTTAAATAACGCAGAAATTGCAAGAAAAATGGGGACCTATCAAGCTAACCAATATTTCTCAGCTGCTAGAACTTCTAGGCGAATGGGTAAAATTATGGCTTTTACTAAGGGTGCTCAAAATGTAAATGAAATGGCGAGCACTTGGTCTGGGGGAGCTACAAGTGGCCCGTAACATACCATATCAACGTGCGAATGTAGCGCTACAAGTTCCTAAGATTGATTTCGCGGCATCAAAAGCTGTGGCTAGAGGCGCGGCTAATTTTGGTCAGGCAATGGACCGGATGACATCTCAGTTAATGGATAAAGAAAGAATTAAAGCAAAGGTAGCTGGAGCTGAATTTGGTGCGGATAAGGCCCCAACAGCTGAACAGATTAGAGCTGCTATGGATAGTGGGGAAAGCTTATCGCTGCCTGGTAATCAAACAGGTTCATTATTTGAAAGGTCAGCTTACGCACAAGGACTAAAAACTGTTTCAGACCAAATTACAATTATGGCGCGTACATCTCTTTCTGAGGCACTAAACAATGCACAGATAAACGATGCTAGTCCTGCGGCTTTTCTTAACGAAGTTGGCGAAATAGTAAAAGGGTACGGTGAAACTTTAGATGGCATAGACCCAATATATGCAAAACAATTTAGAGCTGAAATTGCAACTATTGGAAACGCTCAATATAACGGCTACGCCAAAACTTATCTAGCCAATCGTAAAATTGAGGATAAAGCATCTTTTGCAATGGGCCTAAATTTAACTTTTGGTAAAGTAATTCCAAATCTTTTTGATTTAGGTGTGCCGTTGGGGACAATGGCTGATGGTTCGCCTTCATACAATGAGGCAACTAAAGACTTTTTATTAATTTACAAAGCTAACACACTTAATCACGCGTTGCGTGCGGGTTATACAAAATCTGAAATTGAGGGGCTTGCTTTAAAATTTGACAATGAAATAAACAACGCTGCTGAAGGTTACATTTCTAATGAAATATTTTTAGCCGAAGACAAATATGAAATATACCAAAACATAGCAAAAGGGGAAAGCGTAACTCCTCAACTGCAAACAGCTGTTGATATCCTAAAATCTGGCAAAGGAAAGCTTGCAGTAATTACAGCGGCTAGAAATGCTTGGATGCAAACAGTAAACGATGAAGAGTTGTTTTCTAGGCAAATAATTGAAAACGATAAAAAAATTCTAAATAATATGGATGACCAGCTTGCAAAGGTTTTAGTTAAGATTGCATCAGACCCAGCGGGAAATTTAGAGAACTATTTAGGAATTCTTGACAGAGTTGAATCAGAAAATTCCAGGCTTAGCTCTGAGATTCAAGAAAGAAGAACTAAGATTAATCAAATCCAAACAGATGGCGGCACTTTGTTTATTCCCGAAAACTCAAACGTGTCTAAAATTTCAGCTTTAGATATGAAATTGTCCTCAACTGAGGCTATTGGAAACGGCGTTGACCAGGTTAATTTGACAAAACTTAATCAAATGTATTTGAACGGCGACCTTAGTTCAAAAGATTATAAAGATTATTCTAACACTATAAGAAGTCGAATGGACTCTAATTATGCTGACGGATTAAAAAGAATTAGGAAAAGCTTTAGGTTACCTATGGGAATGATGTTTAACCCGACTGCGGCTCAGAACAGCAGATTTAATAAGATGCAAGAATTTGAGCTTTTAATGGATGCTGCAAAGAGAAAAAACCCTTTAGATTTTGATGTTGACGTATGGCTTGATGAAAATTTAACACCATTTATTGATGATGATAATGGTCAAGATTTAACTAGATATAATCGTCTTTTGTTGAAAAATGATAAAACTAAAAATCAGTTATTAGCAGAGTTAAACGGTCTGCAAGATAACAGAACAGACAATCTTAGAAGAAAAAAAATAAACGATATTCTAGAAGCAGCAGAGTATGATGGCGTTGATTTAAAAGATAACTGGAGCGACTGATGGGTATTTGGGAAGAGGCAACAGCTGAATTAAATTCTGAAACTAATGCAGATTTTTTTTACCATGACCCTAAGACTTTCAAAGTTAAGGCTGGATTTGGCGAAGTTCCATTGCCCTGGGGCGAAGACCCAGAAGGTATGGTTAAAAACACTCAGGAGTCTAACGAGTATGACCTTAATCGTGGTCGTATTTATCCATTGCCGCATGAGATATTTGAAAAAAGCAATTTAGCTAATGTTGCTGCTCAAGAACAAGGCACTGAATTAAATGACCCTAATTTTATAACCGCTTCTCGATTACTCCACAGCTATCTTAATAAAGGTAAGAGCGACATAAACAAAAGACCTAGCTGGTTGCCAGTGGACGCTGCTCAATCAGCGATAGACCAAAGCGAAACAGGTCTTGACTCTGAGTATTATGGAGGTTGGGGCGCTAACTTTATGAACAGATTTAACATGAACGTAACAGCGATGGGTGTTAATACTGCAAAGTTAATTAATGCTCCCCCAGGTGTCCAACGTGCTTTATACTATATGCTTGAGACATCTGACCGTGAAGGCGTTTTAGCCAGCAATGTAGCAAAAGGTCTGTTTAATGTTGCGGCTGACCCTTTAAGCTGGGTCGGGCTAGGTACTCTAGGCATAGGAACTCTTGGAAGAGAGTCCTTAAAAGCTATGACCAAGCAGGGATTAAAACAATTTCTGGAGCAAAGTATTTTAACAAATGCTGGCAAGGTAGCCATGAGCACAGCTAAAGCCCCCTTTTCGACCATTGGCCTTGAGGCTGGATTTTATACAGCTGCTGATAATTTAGCCCGCCAAAACGTTAAAATAAACGGAGGTGGTCAAGAAAACTTTAGCGCTGGAGAAGCTTTAGAAAGCTATGCCATTGGAGCAACATTTGGCAATACTTTATCAAATGCAATCCCAGCTGTGGCTAAAGCGGGGGAGGCGGTTGTGGATACTGGAAAAAAGCTTTTAGGTGATATGGGCGAAAACGCGCAAGCACGCCTCGATGCTGGTGAGAATACCACAACTATGTCTTCAATGGGCGCCGGTGAAATAGACAAAGCAATAGACACTGGTATTGCTAAAGTGGGCGAAAGGTTTGGAGATTCCCAAGCACGATATTTTGAGACTGGACGATTCGAGCCGCCGACAGCCGAAAAGCCAGTTTCGATTATAATGCCAACAGAAGCAGAGCCTGGCATAATAGCATTTCACGGCTCAGGGGCCAATTTTAATAAATTTGAAATTGGTATGATTGGTACAGGTGAAGGAGCGCAAGCATTTGGGTATGGACTTTATTTTGCACAAGAGGAAGACATCGCCAAGTATTACCGTGATGCTCATTCAAGAAGCGTTGACATTGATGGTACGCCTTTTATTCGTGGCAACAAGCATTTTGATTGGGTTGTCGGGGACCAAGATATTGCTGACAATCTTGGCGCGACAGGCGGTAATTTAGAGCAAGCAATTAAAGAAGCTAAAGAAGCTCAACAAGAAATGCTTGATTTTGGAAATAAAGACGCGGCCGCCCTTTACGCTAATGAAGTTACAAAAATGGAAGCATTGCGTGGGCGAGTCACTAATAATTCTACCGATGGCAAAGTATACAAAGTTGGATTGGCTCCTAAGCCAGAAGATTTGCTTGATAACGAATTACCGTTTTCACGGCAAACTAAACAAGTACAAGAGAAACTTATAAGAGCTGGCTATATAGAAGAGGATTATACCTCCATGTCTGGGAGCATGATTCTTGAGGCCATTATGACTAATATTGCAAAAACAGAAACAGCAGAGACAACTGGCAGAATAGCAGAAATTAACATAGAACTAAAAAAATTGAGTGATATTATTTCAAAAAATTCAAGTGGCTATCAACAAAACCTTACGGATATAGGCCGCAAAGCTGTTGATAATTATGATAAGCTTTTAAACGAGCGTAAAAATTTACCATATTATACTGGGTTTAAAAAGTCGGATGCTAGTAGATTAGCATCTAAAAAACTAGCAGAAGCGGGTATTCCTGGTATAAAATATTTGGACAATTCAGCACGAAAAACTAGCGGCACTTCAAGTAATTTTGTTATATTTGATGACAACATGATTAAAATCTTAGAAAAATACGGAATTGTTGGGCCAGTTGCAATAACAAGTCTAGCTGCTACTCAGAACGGAGAACAAGATGGCGCTCAATAGAGAAACCGTAATAGAAGAAGAAGTAGCGACAGATGCACAAGCTGAAGCTATTGCTGTGGATTCTGGTTTAGAGTTAATTGATGACGGCCAGGAAGCAGAGTCTAGAACTGAAGTTGCTGGTCTTTTTAATAAAGGTGGTGGAGCAGTAGCTGATGTTGTTCGTAGGCCAGTTCCCGCACCTAAAGTAGAGATTGGCCCACCGGAAGATGTTCTAAAACCCTCACGGTTAAAAACTGATGTAGTCGCGCCCTTGGTTAACATTGAGGGAAAAAATACTATTATTAGAGCTATTACGACTGATGAAATAGACGCTATTAGCAAATTTACAAATGTAGATGTAGACTTCAAAGTAATCTTACCTAACCTGTCAAAGATTGCAGAGCGTGCAGCTAAAGACCCAGACAATGTTGAGGCTGCAACAACTGACGAATTGCATACTTTAATCGCAGCAATTTATAAAACTTATAAAGAAGTGCCTATCTCAAACCTAGACGGACCAGTTAAGTCACGCATTAACAGTTTGAAAGGCGTTATTAAAGAAGCTGAAAGTATAGAAGCGGTAGATATTTTTTTACAATTAGTAAACCGTGAGCCTGGCGCTAGAACCTTTACCCCAGCAGAGTCTTATGCAGCCTCTAGGGTTGTTGTTTCAATCGCTGCTGAAGTCGTAAGATTGCAAAAAGCTTACAAAGTGTCAGGTAGCCGAGTTGATAAAGCTAAATATGCTCAAGGTATTGCACTCCAGGCATTTGCTCAGCTTTCACTTACACAGCTAAAGAGTGATGCTGGATTTGCTTTTGTTGCGAATAAAATAATTGTGACCCCATCTAAGGCATATATGGAGAATATGAAGCTAATGCTTGAGGCTTCGGGTCAAGACAACAGAGGAATGTTAGGGCAAAATTCTGGGCCAACAGGAATTATTGACGAAAACAACCTGGATATTTTTATGGAAAGTTTTGGCGGAGAACAAAGCTTAGACAAAATACTTAGTTTCTATGAGAAATTACCTAGCAACAGACAGAAATGGGCGTTTTCACGAGGCTTCTTGTCTAAAGGTGGGGCAATGTTTACAGAAATTTATACCTCTGCATTATTGTCAAACCCATTAACCCATGTTTGGAACGCTGCGGGTAACACTGTAATGATGGAGTTAGCTGTAATTGAAAAGTTTCTTGCCGGAGATTCTAGGCAATCTTTAGCTATGCTTACAGCACAAGGAAAGTATTTTACTCAAGCTTTAAAAGCTGGCTTGTACGCAGCGAGGCATGAACGGTCTATGACTGGGGACCTTACTTCTAAATTTGACTCTCAAAGTATGAACGCTGTTAGTGCTCAAGGAGCTGGCCTTCGTAGAACCGCTGATGGTGGGAAAGGCCTAGAATCGGCAGGGGCTTTATTCTTTGATGGTTTAGGGACTTTAATGCGGATGCAAGGCTTTAGACCAATGTTAGCCGCTGATGAATTTTTCAAAGCTTTGGGTCGAGGCATGGAAATGGAGAATGTTGCTGTTGGCTCACAAATAGAAGCTTATAAGTCAGCTATTGCAAACGGTCTTTCTAAAAAGGAAGCAAAACAAGTTAGCTTAGATGCTTATTTAAAAACCTTACACAGCCCAGAGGCTTTTGACGCGGGACAAGAATTTGCAAAAGTTATGACTTTTCAAGATGACTTGCCTCCAGTTTTTGATTCAGTTTCTGGAATAATGTCTCACCCAATTACTAAGATATTCGTACCTTTTTTCAAAACCCCGACCCAAATTATGAGAAGAATTGGAGAGCGCAGCCCTTTAATACTACCATTTGATTTAGTTTATAAAGGGATGGAGTCAGAGTTATTAAAACCAGGGCCAAAAAGAAGGGAAATGATAGCTAAAATTACTTTTTCAACTGGAGTTGCTTCTTCGCTTATGTTCGCAGCAAAAGGTGGTGTTTCTGATGATTTCACTATTACAGGTTACGGCCCTACTAAAAAGCTAGAAAGGTCAAGATGGCTTGAAAACCACAGGCCCTATTCAATCGGAACTAGAGATGAAAAGGGTGATTGGAATTGGATTTCATATGAAAGGTATGACCCAATTTCTGGGGTTCTTGCGATGATTTCTGACACATCAGAGGCTCTAATGTATTCTGATGACGATACAAGCAACAAAGAAATGAGCCTAAATTTAGGTCTTGCGACTATGAAATACATTACGACCGCATTGCCTATGACCCAGTTCCTTGGTGAACTTTTAGAGCTTGCGGGTTCGAGCTTTGAAGAGCCAGGGCAAAAGAGAGACCGTATTAAACAATTACTTTCCAAACAAATAACAAAGTCTGGATTAGTAATAGGCCAACAGTTTAAAACTTTAGGTCAGTACAGCAACTCTTTAAGCGGGTTCACTGAGCGTTATTTAAATCCAGAAGCATCAAATACTTTGCCAGCAGACCAGTATGCAGAAACTACGTTCTTTCAAGACCAGCCTATTATCCGAGGGTTTTACGAAGCGCTTGGAGAACATCAAGCTCGAATCCCAGGTCTTTCAAACAAGTTACCCCCAAAGGTTAATCGCTGGTTCGAAAAAGTATACACTGGCGCGTATGTTATGGAGGATGGCAGCGCAAGGGGAAATAGATGGCAAACGTTTTTACCTTTTAAAGTGTTAAAGCGGCCTAAAAAAGATATTTTAAATAACGAGTTAGAGAGGCTGGGAGTTGGGCTAAGTATGCTTTCTCGCACAATGAACCAGCCGATGATTAAGCTAAATGGCGAGCAATACAACCGATATATAGAATTGTATAATTACCCCGAAAGGTCAATATACGCAGATAAAGTTTTTGCTGACGTTCCCGCCCCTATATCTGCCTATGAAACATACCTGGAACTTTTAACACCTGGCACTGATAATCACGATTCATATCTTTCTGTTCCAGCTGGCAAGCAAGTGGAGGGGCTTAGAGCAATTGACTCATTGTACAAAGGCTACGCCCAAAAATTATTAAAGCTCGAATATCCAGAACTTGGAGCGCTTATAGAGCAAAGGGATGAATATAAAAGTTATACTGGACACAATAAAAATCGCCTTAAAAAACCTTCCAATTCGGAAGTTGATGCAGTCCAAATGGATATTAACAACATGTTAGATGATATGTAATGACAAACTTGTGCTTAAAGTGTATAGAAACCATACTAGTAGATAGGAAATAACATGGCTACTTTTGACGTAACAGACGTTCTTCGCAGAACCCAGGCAACAGGAAACGGTTCAACAACTGCTTTTGCCTTTAGTTTTAGAGTTAATGCAACGAGCGATGTTAAGGTATTTCTGACCTCAACGTTACAAACCGAGAGCACACACTATGCCATCCAAGACGGCTCCTCAAACGCTGGCCTTCATGCAAATGGGATTGGTTCAGTGGTTTTTGGAACCGCGCCTGGCAACGGTGTTATAGTAACTATCTTGTCAGATGTCCCTCTTGGAAGGACTGGAGTCTATACATCGGGCGGTAATATAACTGCTGCGGCCTTAGAGGGCGATTTTGACACTGTTGCGATGGCATTGGGGGATGCAGAGGAGCGAAGGGCCAGAACTCTTATAGCGCCCGTTAATGACGCAACTAGCATAAACATGACACTTCCAAATAAAGCGACCCGCTTGGGTGGTGTTCTTGCTTTTAACAGCTCAACAGGTAATCCAGAAATTGGTCCGACAATTACCCAGGTGCAAAGTCTCTCAGCAGTCACAGCTTCAATTGCATTATTGGGAACTAGTGACGCTGTTGCAGACATGAATACTCTGGCAACTGCGGCAATTGTTGCTGATATGAATTTGTTAGGTACATCTGCTGTTGTTGCTGACATG